CAATAGCGAATCCAATTTCTTCTAGTCTGCCTGACACATGGTCATAATATAATGTACTTGCAATACCTGCTCGACCAGTCAGACGGTTCTTGAGTACACGCACTAGTGTAGTGTTAGCAATCTTCTCATCTGTGTTCTGTCGATCTCTCTCCAAAGCAATGACTGTGTTAGGTACAGATGCCAATGCACCGGAGCCACGCAGATCTTGCAGGGTAATACGGTCACCCTCTTCGTATGCCTTGTCACTCTTCTTGAGTTGTGATACGATGTCTACATGCACACCTGTACGCACAGCAATAGCACGGAGTTCCTTCATGAGTGTATCAATAATGATACGCTCTGAGTTACCACCCTCGACATCCTTAGTCTGCATACTCATAAGTCCTGCAGCAGCGGCGGTGATATGATCAAGCACAATGACATCCACCTTGAGGGAGGTTGCCATGAACTCCATACGAGCCAGCAGATTAGCCATTGCACTGTTACCTAAGTGGTCATACACATAGAAGTTTGTACCACACAGTTGTGCCTTAGCTGCTGCGTATTCCTCATCAGTAAGATCATCAACCATAGCCATGTTGATTTGTTTCTTGCCAAGCATGGTACGCAATTCATTCATCATTCGTCCTGCTCTAATAGCACGGACTGGTTTGTTAAGTATCAAGCTGATCATATCATCCATAGTTTCCTGTGGAGATTCCTCAAGCATGATACACCCAACACTACGACCCTCTACTAAGTGATGCATCATAAGCTCACGAAGTATAGTAGACTTACCAGACCCAGTACCGGATGCCCATAGTGTAATCTCTCCACTACGCTGACCAATCAGGAACTCTGATAGACCATCGTAAGGGAAGGGATAGACACGAGCATGGTTCATAGACTGTGAGTCTGTGATAACTTTAGAGATGTGCATGATCTCATCAGGAGAATACTGCTGTGCTTCCCATAGTGCTGATACCAATTGCTTGGTCTGAGCATTCATGTAGCACTCACTAGCATCCTTGTATGGGAGCTTAGCAATCTTGCACTTACCCGGAGGAAGTAGATCAGCAACTTCCATAGTAGCTTTCTGTCCTGCCTCATCCATATCAAAGCATAGGACAACTTCAGCGTATGAGTTAATGAACTCAAGATTCTCTTTGATAGACTTGGCTGCAGAGGTAGCACCATTGGGGATAGACACGACAGCCCATGTACCACCGAGTACTTGGTTGACTGTCATACAATCAATCTCACCCTCAGTAATGATAAGCCGCTTGCCTCCTGCCTTCCATAGGTTCTGACCAAAGAGTTCTAAACCTTTGGCACTACCACGCCAAGCAAACTGTTTGTTAGGACCACGAAGGTGTTGTCCTAATAGCTCACCACTTTGATAGTAGTTAGCAATGTGTACTTCCTTACCATTGATCTTGGCTACCTGATAGCCATACATGCGGCAAGTCTTTTCCGTAACGCCGCGATCCTCAAGATCAATGTAAGAACCAGTGAGCACTTTAAATTCTTTAGGGGTTGTTGTAGTAAGTTCATCTGTCATCTCTGTTCCTTTAGAAGAGCGGTAATACTTGCATTTAAAACAATACACATGATCATCATAGACTGCAAGGTTGTCACCACTACGATCTGCACCATTCTGTACACAGCGTGGACACTCAGTCTTGCTTTGGAATAGACTCATTTAAATCAATTGATCCGATCTTTGCTAGCTTGATAAGAAACTCTGGGCTAAAACAAAAGCTTGCTATAGCCTGATCTTCATCTGTTCGATATCCATTAGGATCCTCAGATTCGTAAACAATAAAGTTAACATTCTTATTAGACATCTGTATGCGGAGGTACAATCTATCATCACCACCCATACCTGCAGCATCAGAGTGTATTATAAAAGACCCAACAGGAAAATTCATTTGCAACCATCCATCTAGTTCACTCATCTTTACCCTTGCCCCACCCTAAGGTGGTGTTGTCTGCCATTTGATTAAAGCCAGTTCTAATTAATGCCTTGATATCGTTACGCTCGTCAACCAATTTATCGTACTTGTTTTGACTTGTCGTACCATCCGTTTCAATACGACCAAGCTTGTGACTAAGTGCTGCCAGATCATATACCAGTTCTTCGAGTTCATTTAGATTCATCTTTATTTATTTCTTTTGGTTTACCAAAGATAGCTTCATAATTTTTTTCATAAATTTCACGATCAACTGGACGATACTTATCACCCTTACCTGACTGTGACTTGTCACGCTTCTTAGCTTTGAGCCACGGTTTATCTTTTGCCAATTGAATCCTCCTTTATTAGGTATCCCCATTGTCTTAGTTTAGCTGCTTGCTTTAGTGTTATCCTGCCATGCAAGGAATCATACGCAAGCAGTTCAGTACGAGCAGCATCGCGTTCCTCTTGTAGGAGTGTGATTAAATCTTGTTGAGAAGTTCCTTCCATATGGGAAGTACCCTGTAATTTTAAATCATTTAGTTTATCCATTAAATATACTTTACACTTTTTGAGTATGTCTGCTAATTATTACTACCTATAGCCAACAATTAACCCAGTGATCCATTCAATGCCATCCATGATATAGGAAAGGCTTTGGCACAGCAGTCTGAGATTGCTAGTGCTACTTGTCGGCACTCATCCTGTGCGTGTGGGTCAAGACGGAGCTGACATACCCTGTTGAAACCATAGAGGGAGCCAGTCCAATACCACTCAGTCATCATAGACTGTGGTAGTACTGTCCTTGCTTGCTCAGGACAGACACCCTCATACAGCATGAGCCTGTATGTACTGAGAGAAGATTTGATTGATTCATTATAACACTGTTGTACTAATGCGCTATCCTTTACATGCTCAGAGGAGGAACCTTGCTTCTTGTTCTCTGCTGCTGCCCTCCAGTTACTCTGTGGTGACCAGAAGGTAGGCTCATAGTCTACATACCGTCTACTAACTTCGTTCCATGCGAAGCCAACCTGATGCTTGGCTAGCTGCCTTGCAACAAAGATCGGAGCCTTGATATGGAACTGCAGGGTACAATGGGCAAACGGACTCCAATGCTTATGCTTAGCGAGATAAGTAATAAGCTTTATATTCTGTAGCTCAGTGTAGTTGGCTGCTTCCTTAGCGAAAGAAACACGAGCAGCATCTACTACGGTATTATCACTACCCATTTTGAGTAAGTGTTTTACGGACATCTCTTCGTATATCATACTTTTGTTTCTCCGATAAGTATTTTACTTTAGAAAAAAGGAAGGGGGATTTCTCCCCCTCCCTTCCTATGGTGGTGACAATAAAGTCAACGGATCTATCTCAGTCAACAAGTGCCGGACTGCTTGGACTAAGACCAATCAATACACCAGTTATAGGTTGCTTACTGACAGAGTGAAGTAACCATCTTCACCTGTAGCTGCCCATTGCTTTGTTACATTTAGGGAAATGATTTGAGAGTCATCTTCCCAAACCTTCTTGTTCATTGTATCAAGTATAGCTTTAGCAAAGTTATCAATATCAGGGCGAGGAGCATCTAACTCAGTAGACTTAGGCTTCTTAACATAGAGTTCAATGTCAACAGCAAGAGAACCAGTAAGGGGTACTAGGTCTGTGCCTAGTATATCCCATACTACCTCTGCTGCTTTCTCTCTGAACTCTTTATAAGTACCTGTGTAATACGCTCCCCATTTACCGACCCTAGGTCTTGATGCGGCAACTGGATTCAGATTAAATCTCCATTGATTAGAATGGGAGATCTTCATCCTCTGTTTCCTCAACATTAACAAGTGCTGGTGCAGACTTAGTTGGAGTAGCGGTTGACACGAAGCCACCATCTACTGCATCAAAACCTGAACCACCTGTAATGTTGTTGGCATTCTTCTCAATGATCTGAATGCCATTTAAGTACACACTAAGACTATTGTCTCGTGTGATAACACATGGTGAAAGCTTAAGTCTTACCTTATCTCCACCAAACGGTACGGTATCGGTTGGGGTAGCCTGTGAATCAACACAAGGGAACTTACCTTCCTCAACATGTACTCGGCTCTTAGCCTTGAAGGTACGCAATCCATCCTTCTCCATGATACCATTGATCTTAGTAGCACCTGACTTCTTAAGGATATCCTTGAGAACTTTATCAAGTGTCTTGTCTAAGACAACAGTAATGTTATGGTTGGCAGATGCCTCACCGAAAGCAATGTCTGGCTTAAGTAGATTGCTCCACTTAACTTCGACTACTTCAGTTACAAACTGTGGCATCTTCTTTAACTTGCTCTTGTTCATTCGTAGTTTCCTTCTTTAATGATGCGTTGATATTGTCAACTTGCATATTCAAATCCATTACAATAGTATTCATGCCAGATGCGAGCTGACTTAAGCCAGCCGAAAGCTGACTAAGATACGCAACAACACTATCGGTACGGATAGCAGGAACTTGTTCCTTTGTTTCAGTCTCGGTATTAGTTTCAGTATTCATATTTCCTCCTTTCTAAAAAATAATATCTTCTATAGCCCCAACTATAGGGCTAATGTTAAGTCTTTTGATTTACCACCATGTCTGTCCATGTAGGGATACGGGCAAGGATGAACAGAGAAATCTCTGTGCCTTCCTTAAATCCTAGGATCTCACATAAGACTGCACTATACATAGCAGCATTAGGATAAATGTTTTTCTGAGTTTGCTGACCAATAATACTCTTGATCTCTTGTATTCTAAAGTGATACCACGGATGGTACGCTTCGATATAGTTTGCTACCTCTTGCCAAGCCGGGTCAATGCCATCCTTATAGAATGAATTACCAAAGCCAGCAATAGGAATCTTCCTATTGAGGATGTCTACTATATCTCTAGTAGATGTGATCAACATCAGACGAGCCTCAGAGATAGGCGCATGGTAAAGACCAAGAGTTAAGATAGCCGAAGCTAATGCATTCTCTAAGCGTCCTGTTGTACCACTCGCATTAAGACATGCCATTGAACTAGCGTTAGGATTATTCCTTGCTGAGTTAGCATGTGCTTCTATCACCATGTTTAATAAGACTTGGTGATTAATAGAACCATGCGGTTCAACTACATAGGGTAAATCAATTGTTATTTTCATAGTGGCATCAGTTCTAAATAGGGTGCGCCATTAATGACAACACCACAACTAATCACGGGCTTCTTGATATTGTTCTCACCATACTTCATGCCAATGTGCTTGCGGTCTACACCACAACCTACATTCATACCGAAGATAGCATTGAGAGGGCTGACCTGCCAGTTAATACCAGCACATGAGTGATGATGCCCTGCTACAACAGACATACCAAGTGCCTTGGCTGTGTTAAACGAGGGGTACATACTAGAGCCACCAGTACCATGATGATAGAAGACTCTATCAACGGTATGGTTCTTTACCCATGACCACTTGGTATTGTAGACTTCATTATAAGTCTTCAAGTAAAAGTCAGGGATACCTGCATCACCTGCAAGTCGAAGCACACGCTCATCATGGTTACCAATTGTAACTACCATGTTCTTAAAGGTAGCCTTCCATTCCTTAATCTGTTCCATTGCATTGCGGTACTCACTCACCGCACCCGGATGATCCGGATGCTTAGCATGGAAGCTAATGCAATGATGGTCAACGATGTCACCGATATGTACGATGGTGTCACACTTATACTCTGCCTTGATATCCTTCACGAACTGAAGGTAACCATCAAGGACAGCAGGGAAGTGAGTGTCTCCAATTACTAATACTCTACTCACTTATGGTTTCTCCACTTGTATGCATCTTTCCATTGTTGTGCAACGGATGGCATAGGCTCACGACCTGCTTCAACAATAGGTGCATAGAGATCAATGAGTCCATCAAAGTGATCCTTCTGCAATTGATTCCAACTATCATAGAGATCACCATCTCTCCACTTCTGTCCTGTCAATCGCCTATGTGGCTTCAAGTTCTGTAACACAGTCATCTTAATCGCTGTCATCAGGTTCTCCTTCAATAAAAATTTCTACATTCATGTTTGGTTGCGGCTCTATGTTTCGCATAGAGAAGTCTAGGTACGCAGCTTGTAAGAAGATATCACTAAGGGCTTCCGTTGGAAACCAAAAGGATATTCTCTTTTTCTTTTTAACAGATGCAGCTAAGGCAGTAAACAATCTTACTGCTTCTTCTAGATCACCCTCACTAGTAACTTTAAATACCTTAGTCATTGGAAGAAATACTCCGCATCTAAAACATCCTTAATGTTTAATAAACCAGTAGGTGGTGCATCAGGTACTGTAATCTTCAATGCTTTTGATACTTCGATCCGCATGTCATCTAATAGATTGGTCGTATGCATAGCACAGAACTCTTCATTAGTAAACATACGCATTAGATTAACATCAGGTGCAGGACAACCATATGAATCATGGATCATACTGAACTGCTCAATACCAGCACCCACCATTCTATATATGGTACACCACATATGACTTGCATCAAGTGAGTGAATATAGTTAGGGGAGATGGCTAGGTTAACTGAGCCACCATCAATTGTTTCCTTATCGGGTGAGCCAAAGTGTAACTCTTTCATATCGAATAGCTTAGCGACTGATCGTCTAGTTAGTATCTCATAGTATTGGTGTACTACTTTAAACCCACACGGGGTAGTCCACTCAACATTCTTACCTAACTCACTAGCCATATCAGCCACCACCTTGAGCCATGCCTTGCCCTTGTTAGCCTCGACCAATGTACCCTTGAGGGCAGCATCAATGAAGGTAGCTAACTCAACAACAGCACCAGCAATCTCATCCTTACCAACCCAATCAAGGTGACCCTCAGTCTTACAGTACCTGCGAATACCATAGAAGGTAACACCATAGGGATCAGTCATTACTGCTCTCTTACAAACAGAGCGGTCAATGTCACCCTCCCAATACTCTATAAATTTTTTCGCCCATTTTCCATTGTTAGTATCTGCATCCTGTACTGACACCATGTTAGATGTCATCACATCAGCAACATACTGATACAAATCTTCGGGCTTGTTAGTGTGTATGAGGTTAACCTTCTTGGCAAGATAAGGGTCACGCATAAGTGCAGCCCAATGCTGAACACCATTACATGAACCATCCATTTGCACAGGCACTTGAGTTAACCCATCAGTACGACACAGATCAAAGACAGCAGCGATACGCTGGAAGCTTGGATTCTTTTTCTTCTTATGTGATACCCACTCAGAGCGGGTAGCATAGGGATCATCATTGATTCTCTTAAGCATGTCCATGTTATCATCGACCCACTTAACTCGTTGATCAAAGGTTGTCTTGTCCTGATCGAATAGATTAGCGACATGAATCTTTAACCAATACAAACCAATGGATGTTTGTTTCCTTGGCTGAGCAAACTGAATAAGACCACGATCAAAGTCACTTGACTGTGGACTAAGTAGATCACATGCTGCATTAGCACGACCACGGAAGTCACAGGTATAGATATGATAGAAGAACTTCAAAGGGATTAATGATTGTGCAAGTTTAATCCGGACAAGCATACGACCTCGTGATCGTTCTTCCTTATACCAATTGCTATATGTTTCTTCCTTGAGCTGACACCACTTAGCCTTCTCTTCTTTAGTCCCATCCTTAGGATAGGGATCAGCAAAGTCAAAGGCTGAGAAGTCATACACGGGAAGGTTAGCATCTCGTGTGTTGTTCTTAAAGAGTGCAGTCATTATCTCTAGCACTCGCTCATTGATAGACCATTCGGTATGCATCATAGCATTAAGACCAGTGACTACTATCTCTGATGGAAGGCTACCATTCTGGTGTACCTTCTCATCCCACATCACATCCTTAAACTTCTGTACTACAGGCTTACGGATATGGGGTAGTAGATTCCCACCACTACTACTTAGAGTATGTTTAATTGGTGGGATAATCATTGGTCGATACAGCAGGGCAGCGGTAGCAATCACATCCTGATGACGCTTATTAAGTTCACTCAATATGTCATCAGTAAAGGTAACTACTACACGCTCACTCCATCGCTTGCCTGTATGCTTACGAATGTTCTTTAAGTTAATGACCTCAGACATCTCCGCTATGCGTAGCATGTGATGACCAAAGTCTTCGCGTTGTTTCCTTGAGAAGGTTTTCTTATTAAGAGTACCCATCTTATAGGCAAACGCCTTGCATCTCTTAGTAGTCCACTTCTTCTGGTAGTGGGATTGCTTGAGCCAATCCTCACGGAATTGTTTCTTAGCCTGTTGATAGGCTACAATCTCCACTACCATCTCAGATATAACATGTGCTATGTGTTGAGCAGTAGGCAATGGGAACAGATCGTTCTCATACTTACGCTCCCAGAAAGCAGAGTTAAACCATTCGAGAATCAGTGATCTAATAGTAATGTCTGCCATCTTAGCAGCACCAACAGCAAACAAAGGGAATGCCCATTCAGGTGTCTTCCTATTCTGTGATACCGTATCTATCCATTGCTGGTAGAAGGGTGTAAGATGGATGACACATGCGTCAATCAATGTTTGCTCAGGGATACCCTCATCAGGGTTAGCATTGTATGCATCCCAGTATTTATGTTCCGATAGGCAAAGCATATCTTCCTCAGAGATAACTTGTAGTGCAGTTCTTTTATCTTGTTCTTCTTTAGATAATGAATCCCACAGTTTAGACATGTATCTCCTT